TGTCCTTTCATTTGTCAGGTTCAGCATGTAAAGCCTACGTCCTGAGTCGAGTGAGTTCGCTTTAGGCAGCAGTGTAGGATAGCTCCCCGGCCGCTTTCGCGCCCGGATCTACCTAACTCCTGCGCCGCTAAACGTGCGCTTGAACAGCCACCAGGGCCGGCAGCTCACCTCCCGAAGGAGCGCCACACCGTTCGAAGCACACGTCGCTTTGGGAACTGTTTCCCGGTTAGTTTCAGATCACTCTCCTTTGTCTTTCGCATTCCGCCTTATTGAGGGATTTCCCCGTACTAGCGCGACAAGCCACGACCCCTCGGTCGCCGCCCCGTTGCGTTCCCTAGGTACTATCCCGACAAAATAAGGTGCAGGATTACGGCTACGGTGGTATACCAGTCTGCCTCATCCGAGATACGACGACAACCCTTCGCGAGCCTTTCGCTCGCGGGGACAATGCCGACGGACCGTCTCCTGCAATACTACTAACCCAAAGAACAGATATACTGTCCCCCCCGGTCGCCAACCACTACAACCATGGCTAACTCACTCTTTCTTTTCTGAAACCCCATAAGGGGGCGACTCCCGTTCCGGGCCCGTGTACGCCGTGTAAGGCGGTGGTGCGCGATGGTCTCTCGTAACTAACAACGAGTCGAAGATCAAACGCACCTTAACGGTCTCCCTCGGCGGCTGGAGAAACGCACGAAGAACGGAGGACCACGAACGAGGCGTAAGCCTCCAACGTAACCCCGGACAACGATCGTACTCGACAGTCGAGAACCGAGGGACGGGTTCCGCCCTGACAGAGCTGAGACGAAGACAGTCTAGGATCCGAGCTCGCTCGAACCACTGACTGTAACGAAACGAGAACTTCCAAGCGGCAGTCTCGCGATCGTTCAACTCAATCAGGGTACTCTCAACCTCGTCCTCAGGACACACAGTGCACAACGCGGCCGGAACAGCGTTATGTCCAACGGTGACATGAGGGACCGAGGCGCCCTCTCCAACAGACGCCAACCTAAACATCCTGGCAAGACGGTAGGACAACTTCCCGCGAAAGCCTAACTCCACAAGGGTCAAACGAGTCGACCTAAGGAGCGAGACATAACGCTTGAAGAAAACTACCCCGGCTCGGAACCTATTAGAAGGAACCGAACCGGTAAGCCAGGACCGAAAGTTGGTCGCCATCGAATGCGGAAGTTCCTGAGGCTTTAACCTACCCCAGCGTAACGTCTGGACGACCCGAAGGTCGCCACCAACGTAACGCAGGAGTGTGGAGTTAAGAGTGCCCACTTCCGCATCCACGGACGTCTTAGTCCGCTCCACTTCCAAGCCAAGATTACCGACGACAGACATCCAGTTCTGAGAGGCCACAAGGCTAGACTGAAACAAGATGTCGTCACCGTTGATCAAGCAAGGAAGACTCCTACCCTTATCCGGCAGAGCACGAAAAGCCCACAAGAAGGCCAAACGATTCTGCAAGCAAAGAAGGGGAAAGGAGAGAAAGGAGCCCATCATCTGTCCTCTCTTCGGACGTACACCGTCAACGCCAGCTCCATAAATCAACGGCCTAAGGGCACGCATTGACAAAGAGCGGAGGTGTTCGGGTACCTCAGAAGCCGAGAGGATCTCAGACAGGATCACTTCAGCGACCTCGATGGACAAGCCATCGGTAGCAGACTTATAATCGCCAGAAGTGAGGACCTCGTCATCCGTGCGTCGAAACCCTGCCCTCGAGAGAGTACTGTCGCTAACATCACCCACAGACAACCACCTGAAAGCCCTGAGGCGATCATAAATGGAGTCATGTAGAGGTTTAAGCAGCAGAGACTCGCTAGTGAACTTGGTGAGCGCTCTAGGCTTCCCAGCGGACTGGACAACCATGAGTTCACAAGCAAGATCATCATCGAGGGGCTCGTACGGAGGCTGGGAGTGCAAACATGTTGAAAGGAAGCGTTCGTGAGAAAACTTCCAGTCGTTGCACATCCCGCCGTGAGAGCGAGAGGAATCGACAGTCGAGGAGAGACCGGGGGAGCAGTTGAGGACGTTCTTCTCCCAGTACTTCTTAGACCACCCGCGCTGGAAGAGACGACGAGTCTCCACGCGGACGTGATGAAGATAGCCACTGGGAAGCGGAACGGCGCTCGACCGAAAACCCGAGACAACCCCTTCCAAAAGAGGACGCTCCATGCATCTGCAAGAAGCCGGTAAGGCTTTCTTGATACTCTGCCATGCAAGAACCTCTTCCACCGTCCGGGAAGGACAGTCAGAAAGGAGCCCCTTGACGGCCCGCCCAAGTTGGGTGCAGGACGAGTCGTCAAGGTTGACCGTGGGCGTCGGATGTCCGAAGACATACGCCCATTCACAGGTGGCCTGGCGCACATAAGAGAGTGTGCGGGCCCGGAAAGCGCGACAGGGTCGCGAAGCGCCGTCGTTTGAGCGCCGAGTCATCGTTAGCAGAAGCTGATGACAGGTACAAACACGGTAAGTCTCC